TAACGTAGATACTGGATTGGCTGGCGAAGAACAGGGCTAAATCACCATTTGGCTTGTAGGCGGCAGCTATGCCGTAGATGAAGGCAGTCGGAGAATGGTCAATAATGTCGGGGCTGCCCCAGCTGGCACCGTAGTCAGTGCTCTTTTGCTGGTAGATCTCCCGGTTGCTCTTTATCCAGAATAGGTTCACCTCAGCCCCCAGGGAGCAGCCGGTAGCGATAACGACGTCATAATGGTTGCAGTATGTCCACTGGCTGAAATCGGATCCCGGGCCAGGGTTGGCCGCCCGCTGACGATACAACTTCCTTGAGTCAGAGGTTGGTGTTACCCTGACCCGGATAAGAGAGCCATCACCGGGGATGGTCAGGGCGTGGAAATAATCATCTTCCGAGCCAGTGTAGAGCCTTGCCCAGTCAAGCCTTAATACCCCGGCAATCTTATTCTTGGCTTCTACCTTAACAAAAGGGGTATGGCTGGCTTCTTTCTGAGCCGCCAGCAGTGTTGATGTCAGGCTTCTCATCGTTTCACTTTATCCTCCGCTTCATTTACTCTTTTGGCCCGGGATATATTCCTTTCCCCAGAAGAGATGTCCGGCAATGTAGCCCAGCGCAAATACCAGAAGAAACCAGAAGATTAGGTCCCAGAGCCAGTGTCCGAGCAGGGCGCCTATGGCTACCAGGCTGATAATCCAGATGCCCTCAAGTCTGTGCCAGGTATCCCGCAGGATATAGGTCCAGGGGCGCCCGCCTATTCTTGACCACAGTTCTTTGTATAGGTTCATCTGCCTAAGCCAGGACTGCCAGGGTATCGGGCAGCGGCTTATCTGCCTTCCGGTAGTGATTGGCCAGGTGTTCAGCGGCCTGAAGTATTTCCTCGGGGCTGGCCTCTACCCTTTGCCCGAGGTAGCCCCCCGGTGACAGGGCGGCCACAGCCGCTGGCATCCGCTCCCAGTCAACCGTCTTCTCAATATTAGTCCTCCGCCGCCGGGCTCCGGGGGTGCTGCTTTTATGGTGGGGCAGCTTCCATGTCTCCGGCTCCTCCGGGTTACCGACGACGGCAAACGCCTCCTTGGGTAAGCCCTCTTTGGTCTGGGGTAATACTTCTTTTATCGTCATATCTACCTCACTCTCTCAAACGCTGGTTGGTTAGGGTCCGTAGTCGGTTGATTTGGATACTGGTGGATAGCAGGGTTTATAGAGGGAACGGACTCTAACCCTGTTTCTCCTCCCTGACCTCTTAAGCTCGGCCTGGAAATACCTGAGCTTTTCATATCCCTAGGAGAGGAACTCTTGAGGGGTCGCCGAACCGCCGACATTGACCCGATTGATGGCATAGGTTGCCCACTCTACAGCGGCATAGCCGCAGGCACCGATAGCGACCAGGTCTTCATGTTTGGTGGGGATAGTAGAGGTGTCAGCGTTAAGGGTATGGAGCTTGCCGTAGTAGATATAGGCATTTGAGCCATCGGGTACTTCTTCGCCAAGCAGGGTCAGGGTGTCTGCCCAGAGGGAGTAGCGCTGGTACATCCTGGGAAGTTTGTCTACCGGATACTCAACGGCTGCTATCATTATTCGGTCGGTCAGGGTAGATATATCAATTTCCCTGGAGCCTGATGTAGTCGCTTTAGTTGCCTTCTGCTCGTAGGGGACAGCCTCGGAGAAGTCCTTGACGGCATGGGCGATATGCCGGTCTAACTCATCGTTAGTCCAGCGATAATTTTCCTCATCCTCGTCGTGTAAATCACGCCTGACTGTAGCTCTCATTTCAGTTACGTTCATAATTAGCGGCTCCTTAGCGGTACCTCCGTTTAGTTGCCCTGTAGATGTGGGCTATCTCTACAGCTGATAACACCCGGTTATATATCCAGACTTCACCAAGATACCCTGACCAGTACCAAGCGGAAGCGTTACTACCGGCGCCAATACAGTTCAGGTAATCAGCGAAATCACAGTCAAGGCTTTTAGTACCGTCTGCATTGCCGTTGTAGTAAAACCTCACATTGTCAGTTGCTTCTGAATTATCAAAGGAGACCCCCAGCATTACCCAGGTAAGAAGAGGGGGCTTTGTGTCTGCGGCTACTTCGGCAAAGCTTGGTTTGGCAAGGTGGGTTATTCGCCCCGCTTCAATGGAGAAGTTAGGGGCATCAAGGGTATTGCCCCCCAATATAGTACTATGGGCATCATCTTCGTTTCTGTATACCCAGGCTAAAAGGGAAAAATCATTATTCGTAATATTCAGGGCGGGGCTGGTTCCACAGACAATCTTGTCATCCTCGCCGTCAAGGCGCCTGCCGTGAGGTCTCCACAGGGCACCGGTGACGGTGCATGGATGCCCATGGGCATCCCTTGACTTAAAGCAGGCACCATCCAGCCTGTGAAGAGGCAGATGCAGGAGCAGGGAGGGGTCGGGGGTAAAGTCCTGCCCGATGGCATATTTAGGGTTCTGCCAGTGAATACCGGTTTTCATTCTTTCTCTCCTTGTCACACCACTCTATAGATAACCCTGACATAGCTTGAGTTCTTGACCCTGGCTCTACCCTCATTTAGCTCGTTGCACTGGAGGATAAGGCGGACCTCAAAGGGAACGTTCTGGAAATTGGCTTCCGGGGTGAAATAGCCGCTGCGCGTGCGTGATATGTAGGTGGTGCCGATATCGGTTTCGGTAGCGGCTGAGTGGAGGTCCACCCAGGTGTCGTCCTTGTTCCGTGCCTGCCACTTCCAGATGAGGTCGGCGGTAGCCGATGAGACTGCCTTGAATTCGGCGGTAAGTCCGAACTCAACCATTAGGATTTCTCCCTCAAGCACGGGGTTGACCAGTTTACTGAGGACGGTGACATCGGTGTCGGCATCAGCGGTGGTAACCTCAGAAGAGTACTGGATACCGTCCTCGGTCAGCGCCCCCGATACCAGACGGTCTTCAAAGTCGGTGAAGAATCCGGCCCGGACTGGTATTTCGTCAGGGGCAATGATAATCGCTTTCATAGTCTCTGCCATGATTTACCTCCTTGTTAGGGAGAGCCCCCATGGCTGAGGACTCCCCCTCATTTACTTTAGTTGGTTACACCAATTAGGGCGGCTGCCTTAACTGTTGAGAACAGGGCCAGAGATACATACCACTTGATGCGGGTCCTGGTGGCATCCCTGGCCTCCAGGGCGCCAATGGGCTCAACAGTCAGGTGTCCGGGTGCGGTCAGGCCGCACAGACCTGCCTCGCCGAGCTGCATGGCGTAGATGGTGGAGCAACTGCCTTCGGTGGTAGCTGTCTCATAACCATCAGTCAGGACATGGGTATTAAGTATCCAATCGTTAATGCCGATGGGGATACCGTCCCAGAGATGGACGAAGTTACCCCACCGATCACGGTCGGTCTCCATTATGCCGGAGCCGGCGGCCCTGACCAGGGCGTTGAGCTTTCTCCGCGAGCGGCGGCTCATTAAGAGCATGTCGGGCTTACCACCCTTTACGGCGTCAATGAGCTCATCCAGCTTGGCCAGGGTAAGAGTAGCTCCGCTGCCGCCCATAGTAATTACCTGGTCGCTGGCAGCGGTGGTATCAATGAGCAGTCTCAAGCCCTTGAAGTCCTTATCGGCCGCCTCGCCGGTGCCGTAGATAAAGGTCTCCTCAAACTCCTGGGTAATTGCCTTGGTGGTGAGCTCAATAACAGTAGCCTCAAGGTCCTGTACGTTAGAGCGGGTTGCCTTTAAGAAAGCATCAATGTCGGCATTCTCACCGAGGATTTTGAGTTCAGCGGTAATCTTCTCAAAGGTGGGTGGGGTAGGCGCTGACCACTCCTCATTAACGTTATACCACTCGGCTCCGGGTAGGGTCTTTTCCTGGTTATAGATTAGGCTGTTACCCACGATCTCAATAAAGGGTAGTCTCTGAAGGATAGGCGAGTCCTTAATAATGGTCTCAATGACCCCGATTTTCAGCATATCATTGGATAGTTTAGATGCCTCTTCCAGTGTTATAGCCATTAGGTTTTACCTCCTACTGCGTAGTTTATTTTCTCCCGCGGGGACAGAGCTGACAGGTCAGGCGGTGTCCTGATGGGAGCACCAGCGGGAACCTTAGCCGATGCAATTTCAGTCTCCAGTCCCTGCCTC